TTACACTCCAAAACATATAGCAGAAAATAGCATTGTGCAAGATTTTAATGAAACAGTTGCAATTGATTTTCGAAACGGAAACATTGACTTAGAAGACTTTTATTCATACATACATGAATACATTGAAACCCTAGTTATTTATACTTCAGACGCCAAAGATTATATCAAAAATCTGGATTACGATATTTTCCAAGAACACGAGTTGGGACAAGCAAACTCGTATGAACAAGCAGCTTTTTGCGCCATATATGATGTGATTATGGAACATGAAGATACTTTAACCGAAGAAAAGCTTAGAAGATTATGAAAAAGAAAGAACAGCAAATCGCAGCTCTACGAGAGGAGCTAAAAAACGGAGCAATTTCAATGCAGCAATATTCTGATTTAGTGTTAAAACTTTTAATGAAAAACCATGTAACCCTAGAAATGAAAATTAAACAAATGATGGTAGACGGCAAAAGCCCTAAAGAGGTTTGTTTATTTTCATTAAGAATACCACCAGATACACGATACAAAATCAAAGGACTGAAGGAGTATTTAAGCGAGTATGTAAATAGTGTTAAGTTAAATGAATCATTACAAATATTTTTAACAAAATAAACATGGGAAATTATCACAATACCACAGGAGAATGTGGACTGCAATTAGAAGTTTTTGAAAAGAAAGCTAAAACTCAAAGCGAAATAATTATGAAGTTTTTAAGTTCGCAACCATTAGTAGAATACGGAGCTTCTCAGCTTCTTAGGCTAGTGTTTAACGGCTCTATTCCTATAACGAGTGTTAGGCGCTCAATAAGTGATTTGGTCAAAGAAAACAAGCTAATTTACACAGGAGGAACAAGAGAGGGAATGTTTGGAAGGAACGAGAATTTAATTAAGTTTAAATCGTAACCAAATAAACGCCACTAATTTAATAAATTGGTAATAATTTAATTATGATAACAAGAGAAGAATATAATAAAGCATTAGATATTGTAGAGGCTTACCAAAAGAAATTATTTATGGCTATTGACGGAATTAGATACGCTTATGTTGACGTTAATTTAAGAGATAACGAAAAAACATTAATCGGAGATTGGGATAAGAATGACGAATGCTCTATAAGGCTATCCAATATTTTAAGACCACACGAATACTCGCCAACAAAAAAAGATTTACCGAAATACATAGAGGATTTTACTAAGAAGGGGTTTCTGAGATTAAGAAATGCGGGACACGCAAGTTGGAAAGAATTTACAACATTGAGAGGGTATTAACGTAGTTTACAGTAAATAACTTAGTGTAACATCCAGTTAAAAAGCATTTTAATAAATGGACTTCAATTCAGATTTTAAATATGATTTAAAGGTTGGGCAAGTTGCAGAAGAATACCTTTCTGAAATTCTGAGCGGAAAAAAAGTTGAGGTAAAGAATGATTTACAAGCGCATAAAACTGGAAATGTATTTATTGAATACTTTTCAAGAGGTAAGCCAAGTGGAATATCAACATCGGAAGCGGAATTTTATTGTATTGTAATCCAAAAAACTCTAATAATTTTACCGTCTGAAAACTTAAAAACTTTATGTCGGAAATACATAGGCGGAAAAAGAGATATAAAAGGAGGCGATAATAATACCAGCAAAGGAATACTTTTGCCAGTCAAAGATTTGTTAAAATGAAGCTAGGAAAACTATGAAAATAACAAACGAAGATAATATGGAACTTATGGCAAGGTATGAAGATAATCACTTTGACCTTGCAATAGTTGACCCACCTTATAAAAAAGAAGTTACTGGATTAAAAGTAGGATTTAACAGAAGTGAATTTAATTATGAAGCACTAAGCACTCCACCAACAAAAGACTATTTAAAAGAATTATTTAGAGTAAGTAAGAATCAAATAATGTGGGGATTTAACTATTATTTAGAATTGTTACCAAATACAGATTGTGTTATATTTTGGAATAAACATCAGAACGGACATTTTTCTGAAGGAGAATTAGCTTGGTCTTCTATTGGTAAAACAAAAGTTTATGATAGAGCTTATCAAAAAGATATAGGAAATAAAATACACCCTACACAAAAGCCTTATCAGCTTTACGAATGGTTATTAATGAATTACGCAAAAGAGGGAGATAAGATATTAGATACTCATTTAGGTAGTGGCTCAATTGCTTTAGCTTGTCATAATTTAAACTTTGATTTAACAGCGTGTGAATTAGATGCAGAGTATTACAACGCAGCGATGAAAAGACTTAAACAACATCAACAACAACTAACAATGTTTTAAAATGAAGCTAGGAAAACGAAAGTGCAAAAATTGCGGTGAGGAGTTTCAAAAGGAAAGACCATTGCAATCTGTTTGTTGTTTCAATTGTGCGGCTGAACTATTACTAACAAAGCAAAAAAAGGATAATGCAGCGGCTTGGAAGTTAAAAAAAGCAAGACTAAAAGAAAGCCTCAAAACTCTAGGAGAATACAAGAAGGACTTACAAATTATCTTTAATAAATACATAAGGCTAAGAGATGCAAAAGAGCCTTGTATAAGCTGTCAAAACAAAACCCTAAAGAAAGTTAACGCTGGTCATTACAAAAGCGTAGGAGCGCATCCAGAACTAAGGTACTCAGAGTTAAACGTGCATCTTCAATGTGAATACTGCAATACCCATTTACATGGAAACCTAATCGAATATAGAAAGGGTTTAATAAATAGAATAGGGTTAAAAGAAACAGAACTTTTAGAAGGTCACCACGAACCAAAGAACTACACAAAGCAAGATATTTTAGACCTTATGAAGGTTTATAAATTGAAAATAAAACAGATTGAGAATAATATTTAAAAAAAAATAATACATTTGACTCATGGAATCTTTGGAATATTATTACAAAGAATGGATTTCCGCTGAATTAAGCGGAGATGACCAATGGGCTGAGTTGTGCAAAGAAGAATATAAACTTGCGGTACTGGAAACCTTAAAACAGGAATATAAAGAGTACTTTATGGAACTGGGGGAATATCCTCCGATTTATTTAAATTAACACAACCATGAAAGAATCAGAATTTAAAGAAATGAATGATTTTCACGAGAGAATTACAACTATTATAGACACATATACTAAAGTTGTTTCGGTTCTTGTTGGCGTTGTGATAGTAGTTATTTGTTGTTTATTAATATTTTAAAATTAAAAAAATGGAAACATTAAAAATGTCTAGGGTTAAACCAAACCCAGATAACCCACGATTAATAAAGGATGATAAATATAAGAAGCTAATTGCCTCAATAACTCAATCGCCTTCATTTATGATTTTAAGACCAGTTATATTAGATGAAACTTTAATGATATTGGGTGGAAACATGAGATATAAGGCTTGTAAACAATTAAAATGGACTGACATACCTATTAAAATATTTACTCAAAAACAAGCCGATGAAAATAATAAACGCAGAAAAAAGGAGGGACTAGAGGAGGCTACTTATATTGACCAATGTCGTGAGTTTATAATTAAAGACAATATTGGTTTTGGAGAGCATGATTGGGATATTTTAGCAAATGAATGGGATGCAAAAGAACTTGAAGAATGGGGATTAGAATTAAACATAGATAATGCTATTGATGATTTAGAAGAAAATGATGATATTGAGTTACCTCAATCAGTTCAATTAAAACCACCAAAAGAATATATACTTATTATGGCAGAACCTAATTCCGTTGATTGGGAAGAAATAAAGGAGACTTTAAAACTAAAAATGGTTCGCAGGGGTGGATATAAAAAAGGTAGTGGTTTTGATGCAGTTAGTTTAGAGCGTGTATTATATTGGGATGAATTTAAAAAAAGATTAAAAGATGTTGATAGCAGTACCGAGTAAAGGACGAGCAGGACTTACCACAACAAATAAAATATTGCCTAATGCAACTTTTTTTATACCTGAAAGTGAATATCATCAATACAAGGGATTAGTTAAAAACATAGTCTGCATTCCTAAAGAAGTAAGGGGGATTACTAATACTAGAAATTGGATATTAAAAAACACAGACGAGAAATGGGTGGTGATGTTAGATGATGATGCTAAAAATGTTGGATATAATTTTCTAGATAAAAGAAATACAAAAAAAATAGAAATTAGAGAAGAGGGTTTTTGGATGGAGGAATTTTTAAAGTTTTTTGATTTAAGTGAACAAATGGGATATAAAATTTGGGGAACAAGAACTGAAAGCTCACCTAGAGGAACTTACCCTTACAAACCTATTTTAACAAGAAGTTACGTTACTGCTTCATTGATGGGGATTATAAATGATGGAGAATACTATTTTGATGAAAATTTTCCTGTGAAAGAAGATTATGAAATTTGCTTAAGACATATAAAAGATAAAGGTGGGATTCTAGCAATTAGGTATTTGCATTGGGAGAATGACCATTGGGGAAAAGATGGAGGATGTAAAGACTACAGAACAATAGAAATGGAAAAGAAAGCAATCAAAGATTTGATAAAATTATATCCATCAATGATTTCAAATGTAAAAAGAAAAGCTAACGAGTTTACAATAAAATTAAATCTATAATGAACGAAAGTAGACATATAAAAAAGGAATCACTATTAAAATCACTTGAACAAAGTTTAGGAATTGTTACAGTAGCTTGTAAGAAAGCAGATATACCAAGAAGCACATATTACAAATGGTTAAAAGATGACGAATCGTTTGCTGATAAGGTAAAAGACATTGAAAATATTGCATTAGACTTTGCAGAATCTCAACTGCACCAGCAAATTAAAACAGGCAATTCAACGGCAACTATTTTCTTTCTAAAGACCAAAGGCAAAAAAAGGGGCTATGTTGAACGCCAAGAAATATCTCATGAATTTGAAAGCGGTAATATTTCATTCATAGTTGAGGGCAATGAGCCAGACGTTAGATAAAATCCCCTTTAGAATAAGCTCACTATTCAAAAAGAATATTGAAATACCTGAAGGCGTTGACTTAACTGTAAATAGAGGAGGAACTTCAAGCGGAAAAACTTACTCTATCATGCAAGTGCTTATAATAAACGCATGGAACAATCCTAACACGATAACTACCGTTGTAGGGCAAGATATACCAAATTTAAAAAAAGGAGCTGTAAGGGACATTCTAATGATAATATCCGGCTCAGATTGGTGTAAGAATATTGTAAAATTTTACAACAAATCAGACCGAATAATATATTTCTATAACGGCTCAATAATTGAATTTAATTCTTATGATGACGAACAGGATGCAAAGAATGGTAAAAGGGATTACGCTTTTTTTAATGAGGTAAACGGTGTTGATTATGGAATATTTGAAGCTATTTATGTAAGGACTAAGGTTCATACTTGGGTAGATTTTAATCCTTCTGGAGAGTTCTGGTTGAGCGATAAGAAAATAGAGGATAGGGAAAATGTAAGAACTATCCAAAGTACTTATGAGCATAACCCATTTCTAGACAAATCTATAATTGACAAAATAATAAGCTATGAACCAACAGCAAAAAACATTAAGCAAGGAACAGCAGACGAATACCGTTGGAAGGTTTACGGCAAAGGTGAATATGCTCCACTAGACGGTGCTATAATTAAACGGTGGGAACGAGGCAAGTTTGACGATTCACTTACATATTTATTCGGTATTGATTGGGGATATACTGACCCTTTTACGCTCACTAAAATAGCCGTTGACCAAAGCAAAATGAAGATTTATGTCAAGCAAATCAGCTATACAAGTGGCTTGTCTATGAGCCAAATCCTTGAAATAGTGCAGCTAAATTGCTCTAAGGATGACCTAATACAATGCGATTCAGCAGAGCCAATGAATATCAGATACTTGAGAGATAATGATTATAATGCTCTAGGAGCTTGGAAGGGTAAAGGCTCAATCATAAGCGGTCTAAGGTGGTTGCAAGAATACTTAATTGTGCTAGACGATAGCCCAGAGATTGAAAACGAAATGAACAACTATATATGGGCTGAGAAAAGAAGCGAAACGCCTATTGATAAATTTAACCACGCTATTGATGGAATAAGATACGCTTATGCTTGGTGGCGATTTAATGTTTTTAATGAATAAAAAGGTATTACCTATCTAAAACGTATTACCTTTGAGAGATGAAAACAGCAGTAATTTCACTAAAGGTATTACCTAACCATAAAAAGGTACTTCAAGAAAAGGCAGTCGAAAACGGATTGACTCTAAGCAAATATATTATTTCGGTTTTGTTTCCAGAGCAAAAGATTAAAAAGGAGTTCACGCCTTTACCTTTACCTTTACCTCAAGCGTATAAACCTTTAAAACAAAGACTTAAAGAGGAATCGGAAAGGCGAAAAGCTCCACAACTATCTCAAGCAGACGTTGAGGATATGGTTAAACGGAACAAAAAACGGAATTAAAATGATAGAGGAAAGAGAAAATGACACGAACCAAGAGGACGAAGAGTTTAACAATTTAATTCTTCAATCACACGCCAATGAATTAATTAACAAACATTACTCAGCCCATTTTGGTTATCAAGATTTATTGCCGGAAAAGCCTAAAGAACTATTTAAGAGCTTAATGGTGAGCAGCGCAATAGTAACTACAACGGCTCAGATAGATGTTGTTCTAAGC